CTTTTTCGCATTTGCAAGACTTTAGCAAGACACACCCACCAATCCAAAGTTTGAAAATGCACATTAAATTTTATGCACTAATATCAAACTATTATGTTTTAATAAAGTTATTTTTTGTAGAATTTTTCTACTGTGTCTGCGTAGTTCTTCCAAAATGATTTTGCATCTTCAAAAGCATCTGCGTAGAATTTAGACCAGTAGTTCTTAATGTCAGAATAGTTTAACATTGAGTTCTCCTTTGAGTAAAAGTTATTTTCTTCAGTCGTATATACCATGCAAGGTATATGGTGCGTTGCAATAAAATTACAAGACTATTTTAAATGTTCTTTAACTGATTCAATAATATATTTGGCAATCTCAAACTTCCATTCCAAATATAATCCTAGAATAATTCCTAAGATAAAAATTATCATTATGGTTTTACTGGGAACACAACAGCTTTAACTTTAGCTTCTGTATTTAAACCTTCTGTAATATCTCTTAAATCTTGTCTATATTCTAACCAAGCAGTTTTTTCAGTTTCAGATAATGGACTGTCAGATAATACTGTCCAGTCAGAAGAAGCTATTAAAGCATTTCTTCTTTGTCTTAGTCCAGCGATTGCTCTATCAAAAGCACCATTAGCCCAAGCAGTAGCTTCAGCTTGTCTTTGTGCTATTTCTTGTGCTGTAAGTTCTATTTGAACTCCATCTACTAATTTATGTTCTGCCATATTATCTCCTATTTATTATTGTTAATTGAATTAGTCAAGTTATACGATACCATACATAAGTATTGTGCCATCAAAATTACCACCTGACATTTGGAAACTTATAGCATTGATAGCACTTGTTGTATTACCATATCCTGATATAAAATAATTTGTTTGATACTCAACATATTGTGTATTATTCATTGTTGCTATAAAGTGCTTTACATAAGTAGTTGATGAGGGATTAAAAATAGTAAGACTTCCACTTGTTGATTGGTCTGCATCATTTCCTATATCATTTGATAAAGTTTGAAAACCAGTTCCTTGTGCTAAATCATGACCAGCTTGATAAGCAATACCAGCTTGGTCATCAGCTTCTGTATGATATGCTTGAAAATTAGTTGTTGTTTTAGTAACATTATAATTACTTCCACCATCTGTACTCATATTAAATTGAAAAGTAGCACCATCAGTTCTTGGGTGAATGTCTATAAAATAAAACTGATACTCTTTATAAGTAGAACTAATACCAGTAGTAAATGAAATAGAAGCTGAGTTACTAGCTGTCTGCGAACTTATTAATACCATGTTACCAGTAGCAACAGAAGCATTGTAAGCAGTTACATTCGTTAATGAAGCATTATTTAATGAAGCTGGTAATAGAATACCACTTGTAGTTATGTTGTTTGCGAAACTTCTTGTTATTGAACCCATAATTTATCCTATGATTTTTTTAATCCGTAAAGTTTAATAACACCATCAAAATTTCCTGAAGTCATTTTAAATTGTATCGCATTGATAGCACTTGTAGTATTGAAATATCCACCAATAAAATTTCTAGCACAATAATCATTCACATTATAAGTTTGATTGTCAATTAGAAATTGTTTTACGTATGTAGTTGAAGAAGGATTAAATAATTGTAAATAACCAACGCAACATTCATCAGCACCATCTCCAACAGTTATCTCTCCAGTTATCATTTGAAAAGTCGTACTTGCTGCTAAATCTCCAACAGCATTATAAGCAATTTGTGTAGCTGTATCTGCTTCATCATGGTATGATCTAAATTGAGTTGTTGTCATTGAAATTCCATAATTACTTCCACCATCGGTAGAACCTTGAAATGAAAAATCAACACCATTTCCTCTTGGGTGTATATCAATAAAATGAAACTCATAAGCATCATAAGTAGAATTCAATCCAGTTGTAAACGAAATCGTAGCACTATTAGAAGCTGTCTGCGTTGATAATAATATTAATGTTCCACCACTAGCATTAGCAAAAGAAGTTACAGCACTTACTGAAGCATTTGTAATTCCAGCAGGAAGTATAACTCCACCAGTTGTAATGTTGTTTGATAAACCTCTTGTAATACTACCCATTATTTAATTCCATATAAATATATTGTTCCGTCAAAGTTTCCTGATGACATTTGAAATCTAATTGCATTAACTGCTGATGTTGTATTACCATATCCTGCTGAATACATATTATATTCATAATTACCACTATCAGTATCTGCATTATGATATGTTGTTGTACTTCCACTTGAAATAAAGTGCTTTACATAAGTTGTTGATGAAGGATTAAATAAAGTTAAAGAACCACCACTATTTTTTTTTGCACCATTTCCACAATCTCCCATAATTTCTTTGAAACCAGTTGATTGTGCTAAATCCCTACCAGTTTGATAAATTAAACCATAATCAGCATCATCTGCTCTGTGTGTGGCAATAAAATTTGTAGTTGTCTTAGTTACATTATAATTAGAACCACTATCTGTACTCATATTAAATGTAAAACCGACAGTATCTGTTCTCGGGTGAATATCGCTAAATACAAACTTATATGCTTTATAAGTTGAAGTTAATCCTGAAGTAAAACTTATTGAAGCTGAATTAGAAGCTGTTTGAGAAGATATTAAAGTAATTCCATCACTAGCATTTGCAAGTACAGTTATTCCAGTTACAGAAGAATTGGCAATAGCAGATGAAGTGAATATTCCACTTGTTGTAATATTGTTTGCTATGTTCCTAGCGATAGCACCCATTATGATAACCTCAAATATCTTACTGTAATTTCTGCTAGATTTGCTGGTGCAGTAGCGAATGTTAAAGTAGTGCCACTAATTGTATAATCTGTTGTAGGTACTAAAGTTAATCCATTAACCACTACTAGAACATCAGCAACTGCTCTACCAGCATCTATTGTAATTGTTGTAGCTGAACCATTACCAGTAAAGTCAGCAGAAGTATAAGCACCACCAAGTGGTAAATATCTATAAGTTATTTCAGCAGAAGTAGCAGGTGCTGTTACGAAAGTTAAAGTAGTTCCTGAAATTGTGTAGTCAGTAGTTGGAGTAAGCATAAATCCATTCACAAATACTAATACGTCTTGAACTGATCTTCCTGAAGAAATTGTAAATGCAGTTGTAGAGTTATCGCCAACAGCAGTACCAGAAGAATAAGTTAAAGTTGTAGATAAAGTTGTAAATGAAAGTGTACCAGAACCATTTGTAACAAGTGCCTGTCCGTTTGTTCCGTCAGCACTTGGTAAAGTTAAAGTTAAATTTGATGCGATTGAATCTGGGGCTTTGATTGCAACATAGTTTGAACCATTGTCAGTATCTTCAGGAAGTCTTAGTTCAGCACCAGCAGTTGCATTTCCAGTTACAGCTAATGGAGTGCTTATTGCAGAATCATTAAAATCAACTGTGTTAGCTGTATGATTTATTGTAGCAAGAGTAATGTTATCTGTTCCATCATAATATTTTAAAATAGGTGCTGTGGCACTTGTGGTATCTAGCCAAATTAATCCAGCAGAAGCACCTGAAGGTAGTGAAGTTCCTGAGTGTGTAGTTCCTACGGCTTGTAAAAAATTGTTTAAGTCTGTTCTAAATGCAGGGAAACCCTGATTTGCTATTACGAAATCGTGTTGTGCCATAATCTATCTAATATATTAATCAATAACCTTTTGCAAGGTAGTCAAATGTTTTACTTATTCCAGTATTGCTACTATTTTTAAAAGCCAAATCAAAGCCATTGATAGTCTTGTTACTTAATAAAAAGAAATCACCAGTAGCTAATCCTTGTGCAGTAATACCAACAGCATAGTTAGCAGAATAAAATGGATTTGTAAATGTTACTGTGTAAGTACCTGCACCACTTACTAAATCATTTCCACTAAATATTCTATCTGGCATATCTATACTTACAGATAATGCACTAATAACTGGAGTAGAACTTAAATCAAAAGAAGTTAATACTACTCTAAATTTATAATATCTTGCTGTGTAATCACCAACTACAAAGTTTCTAAATGAAGTATAAGTTATGTTGTCATTAGATAATGCGATCTCAATATGTGCATTACAGTTTGCAGGAGTATCTCCATCAAAGCTAGAACTTGCGTCATCAAAGTTTCCAGTTCTTGCATCAAACAAGTCATCTAAATTATCAGAAGTTTGTGTAATAGAAGCAGTAACTCTTGAAGTATAAACTGCACCTATATCTATCGGAGAAGCAAATACATAATTTCCACTAGAATATAAATCAAAAGAAGTAAGACCAGAATCAAAGAATGAAGTGCCAGAATCAAAATTTCCAGTTGCAGAATCAAATAGTTCTGAAGAATCTAATCTTAAAGTTCCATCTGATACTATTGTATTTGTTAATGTGCCTGAGAATGTAGGAGATTCAGTTTGTGTAGCAACAGCATTGAAATTTCCTATCGTGCTTATGTTGGTAGCAATAATAGTTTCATTAGCAGATAAGTTGCCAGATTTATCAACTGCTTTAATTAAATAAGAACCAACTCTTGCAGGTACAGTAATACTGGTTGCTGGTCTTGCAACTTTTTCAACTAAAGAAACTGAGTTAGACCAAGACGCACCACTTGTTAATGTAGAAAATCTAATTGCGTAGTAAGCTAAATCTAAATCAGCAATTTGTGTCCAAGATAAATGAGCATCACTTCCAATAATATTACAAGAAAAATCTTCAACATCAGCAGGTGAAGCAATACCACCAATGATAGTTCTTGATGCAGAAGTATAAGTAGAACCAACTCCTAATGTGTTAAATGCTTTTACTCTTACATTATAAAGAGAACCATCTACTACGTTTAATATTCTTTGAGTTAATCCTTTTCCTTGTCCATGAATAATGTAATCGGTATCTGTACTTAGTTTGTATTCAACTTGGTAGTAATCTACAAAGTTATCTAATGAAGCACCAATGGTTACATCAAGAGCAGTTATAACTACTCCGTCTGAGTATTCTATTAATTGATCGTCAAGAGTTACTGAAACTGGTGCAGTAACAGAAAATGGATTAGGAAGTACAGTATCAGCTATTATTGGTGCTTCTAATTTATTCTCATAGTCATAAAACGAATCTTGGTGTTCCTCAATTCCTAGAGTTACTGTTGAATCTGAATTGATAGCTAAAGACATAACTCTAAATGGTTTTGCACTAAAACCTGCTGTGTCATAAGTCGCTGTTACTATATCTCCAATAGATAAATTAAGTCCTTCTGAAGTTACTGTTACTTCTGCTTTTAAATTGTTTCTTGATCTCTTTAATATGTTCTCGCAAATTTCTTCAGCTTGATAAGGCGAAGTTACTTGCAACATATCAAAACTTCTCTCTAATAAAGTTTCATTATCTTCAGTAAGCATAGTTGCGTGTCTATCTGCTGAATCTAAATGTGCATCGTCAAATGGTGGATATGAAACTGTGTCTGATTGATAATCTTTATCTGGGTTTGTATAAGTACCAACTACACGATTATACTTTTCTGATTTGCTTTCACCTTGTAATTTAACTTCGCTTACAACATTATCTTTAGTTAATAATAATTGTGATGCACCTGAACCTTCAATAATAATTTTATATTTACCTTGTGTATAATTAAAGATTGCTCTCATAGGAACTAAGAGTTCTCTTACATTCTCTAATACTTTTTTCTCACTATCTAATACTGCATTTGTTTCAAATAAGTTAATTGTACTTGCACCTGAATATGGAGTTACTTGTGTGTCGCAAGTATTTGCACTAGTCTTAAATGAATCATAATTAGTTTCAAAAGAATCATTAGGTAATCCTTTTCCATATCTAGTATTTCTTAAATAATCTAAAAGAATTAATGATGAGTTTGCAGAATAAGCCCAAGTAGAAGCTGTATCTTGTCTATGAGAACCAGAACCACCTTTAGTTGTGTCTAATCTAGGGTCATAAATCTTTTTACCTCTTAAAGTTACTCTAACTTCTGGTAGTCCATTAAAAGCATCTTGATTCCATTTAAACCTTAAAGCAACATAAGCAAGACCAGATAGTTTATGATCTGATGTCCAGTTAGTAGTTTCGTCAAGCAAAGAAGAAGCTGATTGATTATCTAATCCAAAAAATGGTTGAATAGATATTAAAGATTCTCCTTTATAAAAGTTAGTGTCAGAACTATTTACTGTTCTTACTGTTCCGTCAGTTAATGAACCACTCCAAGTTACTAGTTTGTCATCAACGTAAACTTCATCTATTGCTGTAATTCCCCCACCCCCACCTTCGCTAAGAACTCCAGCGACATAAAGATATTCATTCGCCGTTCCTGAAGATTCTACAAATACCCTAGTTAAACCTACTTGTCTTTTTCCATAAACAATAGGAATAGCATTGTTGTTAGAATCTTTACTTACAGTAACTCCTTTTGCTTCGTCTTGTGAACTTTGTCTAGGTGCTTTTGGTTTTGGAGAAATTAAATAACTTATAGCAGTAGTTATAACAAACTGAATTATTGCTGATACTATTGCACCCTTAACCATTAAACGTGAAACTCCCTCTTAAATTTTTCTGACTTCCTATAAATATTAAAGTTATTATCTTCTCTTACCCATTTAACTGATTCATTAACTTCAATCTTATCTCTAAAATAATTCTTAACCCATTTCATAATTTGCAAACAATTACTCTTTGCTAATACATTCATTACCCAAATATTATTTCCACAATTCCACTCGTTATCTTTTAATTTTTTAGTAAATAAAAATCTTTGTTCAACATTATCACTTAGGTATGCCCAATTAGTAAAGCCAACATCTTGATTGCCTATTCTGTGTATTTGATATTGGTCTAAGTTTATTGATGGAGTAATTGCTTTAACTAATTCTGCATAACTAAATTTATCGTATTTAGGAAACTGTCTAAATAAATGTATTGTTCTATATAAGTCAGTCATTACGCAGAACCCCATTTAATTTTTTTAGCTGTCTGACTTGCATACTCCATGCCTTTGTCATTTGGGAAAAATAATTTCTGTGAATTCTCAGCAGTTCTTCTTCCTGAAATCTTTTCAAAATCTGCCCAATGTGAAGCTATAATAATATTTACAGATGAAGTAGTTGCATTTTCTTCTAAAGTAAAACTAGATATTCTTCCGTCAAATAAAAGAAATGGGTCAGCTATAAGTGCCTGACTATCATCTAAAAAACCTCTATATACTTTTGCAGGTTTGTTCATGTAGTTATTATTAAGCAATAAAGAAATTATTGTTGTATCTGCACCTGAGAATTTAAGTGATAATGTATTTACTGCAACATCAGCATTTTCTTGAACTTCAGAACTTCCTAAGAATAAAGATGAAGCTGTATAAGTATTACCATCATAACTTAAATCTTTATAATGATCTGTGTAATATGTTCCAGTACTAATACCTAAGTAAACAAGTTCAACTGGATTAAGTTTATTAGTTGCTATCTCGGCTATGACACCAGCACTTAATGATCTTGTCATTACAATACCTCTATAAGATCAACTTCGTATTGGAAATAATTTTCTGTGCTAATATTAAATTCTTGAATATCTCCAGTAAGTCCAACTGTAAAATCTACATTAGAATAAATTAAAACTGCATTGTCAGCTACGTTTGCTCTTAATGGTGGTTCAAATGTTAATGTTCCTTGACCAGAACCATTAGATGATACATCTGCCATAACCATATAAACTTTTGCTTGACCAGTAAATCTAAAATAATCTCCAGCTTTAAAAACTCCTGATGTACTGTTTGCCATACCATCTATTGCAACAGAAGTAACTCCTGCACTAATAGCACCATTTACAGATATAACTCCTGAAGCAACTCCAAGAGCATCATCTATTGTTGGTGGCACATATTGGAATGATTCCATTTGTGATCTTTGTTTCATCACGAAAGCATTTATAGGTGCAAATTCAGTTCTAGTCATAACTGGAAATCTTAGTCTTAATCTAAATCTTTGTCCGTCTATTTGTCTAGCTTGTCGTCTGCCAGAAGCAGTTGTAGTTACAATAGTATTTTGATTAGAACTAATAGCTACATCTCTAGGTGCTGGGCTTGAAGGGAATGTTCCACTCATACTATATTAGATTTTCCTTTTTGATTAGCACCTTGATTAACTAAGTTAATTATAGTTGCTCTATTATCAATTAATAATTCTTTAATACCTCTAACATCATTTGCTTGAATATTAAATGTTATATTGTTTCCTGAACCCATGTCGTGATTAGGCACAATAGTTCCACTTGTGTTAGGTACAAATAATTCTCTACCTCGTTCCCCTACTGTGTATGGAGTTCCAGCATTAACAGCACCACCTTCGGCTTTAAAAAAAGAACCTACAATAGCTGAAAATATTTGACCTTCAATAGAACCACCACCACCTTGACTTTGTCTTGCTCTAGCTTGTGCTTCTGTTTCTTTTGTAATTAATTTTTCAATAGATAGATTTCTTAACAATTCTACACCTTGCCTAAATAATTCTATTGTTTTAAGTTGCTCTAATAAATATTGACTTGCTAATCTTAATAAAATTTCTATTTGTGTTGATAATATTCTTATAAGTGCTTTTTGCACAGCATCTTTAAATGTTTCAGCTAATGATTTTCCTAAAACAATAAATTGTGCAAGTCCTTCAGCTACATCTTTAAGTATTTGACTAAAATTTTGAACAATAATTCCAGTAGTGTCTTTTACTTTATTTAATTCAGTCTCATTTAAAGTTCTAAATTTACCAACTATTTCATCTAATAAATATGATTCTTTTTGTTTTAAATCATTTAATGCTTTTTGTTGATCTAAGTATAATTTTTGTTGTTCAGTTCTCTCTTTTGATTTTTGATTAATTTTATCATTGATTTGAAATTGATTAAATAAACCTTCATTTTGATTATCAATGGTTGATTCGTTGTCTTTTGATATTATTCCTAAATCTTGTAATTCTCTTTTAATTTTTCCATAAATTGTAGCACCAGCTAATATAGCTACTTGACCTTTTCTTCCAAGTAATAAAAAACCAATAAGACCAATTTCTTGAACCTCTTTAGGAAATAATTTTAAAAATGAATATAAATCTTTAAATGCTTGAACTGTAAAATCAAATATAGGTTTAGTTAAAGCTATTATTGTATCTGCGAAACCTAAAAAATTTTGTATAATTTCTTTTGTAGAATTTGCAAAACTAGTTACAAACTCTTTTAGCTGTTCAGGATTATCTTTAATTATATCTGTTATTGCATTTGTTAAATCAGTAAAAAAATCTAATAAACCAGCTTGTGCTATTGATTCTTTAATATTTTTAACGGCATTAAAAAATCTATTAGTTGCACCTTCAAAAGTATTTGCAAAAGCTACACTTGCTAAACCAAATCTACCATTAGCACCAAATACTTTTAAAAATTCCTCTACTGCAACTTTAGGTTCTCTTTTTACACCATCAGTAAAACCTAATATACTTTCAAGACCACGTCTTTTTAATTCTCTAGTTCCTTCTATTCCATTAATAGATAAATTATTAAACTCTCTTGATAAAGTTTCTAAAGGTATATTTAAAGCTACTGAAGCATTTTGAATAGCTGTTAATGAACTTATAAGTGTATCGCTATTTTTTGTTAATGCAAATATCGCACTAGCTGATTGTTCTATTTGATCTGCTGGTAATGGTGAATTAGCAATAAACTTTTGTAAGGATTCAAAAGATTTTCTACCCTCATCTATTGAAGGTGCTAATTGTATAAATTGATTTCTTAATTTTTCTGCTTCTGAACCAGCTTTTAAAATACCTCTTATTGTAGCACCAGCACCAATACCTATTAAGGCATTTTTTAGATTAAATATATTGTTCTTAACTTCCGTAAATGCTTTAGAAGCATTGTCTATGACATTAAGTTTTATGTTTAGTTGCTGATCTGCCATAGTGTAGTTTTTCTTTTTCTGCCTTCACTTTAAAGTAAGCTATCCAATAATAAAATTCATCTTGTGTCATACACAAAACTTCTTCCATTGATTTTTTTAATTCCTGACACAAACTTAAAATGGAAAAAAGTTCTGTATCAGT